AAAATCTGGCGGCAGATGATTTCGGGTATCGACGTGGTGAACAACCCTGACACCGGCATTGTGCTGAAAAAAATCAAGTGGCCCGACAAAATCAAAAACCTGGAATTGATAGGCCGCCATATCGGCGTGGGCGCATTCCGTGAAAAACTGGAAGTCTCGGGCGAAGTCAGTTTGATTAGCGGCAAACTGCGGGCGCGAAAGCACGGCAAAGACCATGCGCCCGGTCAGTGATGACGACCTGGACGCGGTGTGCAGTTACGCGCTGGACCCGCTGGGCTATATTGAATGCCTGTACCCGTGGGGGGAAGCAGGCACGGAACTGGCAAAACACGCGGGCCTGCGCCGGTGGCAGGCGCAGATATTGCACGACATCGGCGCACACCTGCAAAACCCGGCCACCCGCCACACGCCGCTGCGCATTGCGGTAGCCAGCGGCCACGGCATCGGCAAATCGGCCTGCATTGCGCAGGTGGTCAAATGGGCGCTGGATACGTGTGTGGATACGCGCGTGGTGGTCACGGCCAATACCGATACCCAGTTGCGCACCAAGACCTGGCCGGAAATCGGCAAGTGGAACCGGCTGGCTGAAACACACGATTGGTTCCGCGTGACGAAAACCAGCATGTTCAGCGTTGACCCTGACGCCGAAAACACCTGGCGGGCGGATGCGATTCCGTGGTCTGAACACAATACCGAGGCGTTCGCCGGGCTGCACAACGAGGGTAGCCGCATTGTGCTGATATTCGATGAGGCCTCCGCCATTACCGATAAAGTGTGGGAGGTGGCCGAAGGGGCGTTGACGGATGCGAACACGGAAATCATCTGGCTGGCCTTTGGCAACCCCACGCGCAACAGCGGGCGGTTTCGCGAGTGTTTCCGGCGCTGGCGCAAGCTGTGGAAAACGTACCAGATCGACAGCCGCACCGTCGAGGGTACCAACAAGGAATATTTGCAGCAGCAAATCGACACCTACGGAGAGGACAGCGATTGGGCCAAAATGCGCGTGCGCGGCCTCTTTCCCGATACGTCCACCAAGCAATTCATTTCCGGCAACGACGCGCAGGCCGCGTTCGGGCGGCACCTGCGGGAAGAGCAATACACCTTCGCGCCGGTTATCCTCACCTGCGACCCGGCCTGGGAAGGCGATGATGAACTGGTCATCGGCAAGCGTCAGGGGCTGTTTTTCGACATCCTGCACATCATCGCCAAAAACGACAACGATATTGAAATCGCCCAGATTCTGGCGCGGCTTGAAGACGAACATCAGGCCGATGCGGTGTTCATAGACCATGGCTGGGGCACGGGCATTGTCTCGGCGGGCAAGACGCTGGGGCGCGGCTGGCGGCTGGTGAATTTTGCGTCGGCCTCTGCCGACCCGGGCTGCCTGAACAAACGCGCGGAAATGTGGAAGCTGGCGCGCGACTGGTTGAAAGCGGGCGGCGCGATACCGCCGGATCAGCAACTGGTGGACGAACTGACCGCGCCCGAAACCAAACCCCGGCTGGACGGGAAGTTGCAACTTGAATCCAAAGACGAGATGAAAAAGCGCGGCCTGCCCAGCCCGAACCGCGCCGACGCGCTGTGTTTGTCGTTTGCCTATCCGGTGGCCACCCGTGCGCAGCGCTTGGCAAGGCCACGGTTTGCGCGGATGGATTAAGCAGGCACGGCGTGCAACCGCACGCCCACGGCATTGAGCAGCTTCATAACCGTGTCGTAACGGGGTTTGGCTCCTTTGGCAAGCGTTTTATACAGGCTTTCGCGCCCCACGCCAGCCTGCTTTGCCATGTGCGTCATGCCCCGCGCCCGCGCAATATCGCCCAGCGCCAGCAGCAGCAAGTCGGGGTTGTTTTCCTGCAATACCTCGTTTAAGTACGCGCAAATCATTTCTTCGCTATCCAGAAACTGCGCTGCATCAAAAGGCATGCACGCGGCCATGTCAGTTGTGCTTGGGCTTGGTTTCATCGTCATTCCTTTTTTTGATGAGCATCCACAATTCGATTGCGGTTTCAATATCGCGCTGTTGGGTGGCTTTGCTGCCCGCGTCAAGCAGCAGGTACACGTTTTTACCCTCTTGCGCGTAGTAAATGCGCCAGCCTTTACCGGCATGAATGCGCATCTCGAACACCCCTTGGCCGACCGATTTACAGTCACCAAAATTACCCAGCCGTGCGTTGGCAATCCGGGTAATCACGCGGGCTTTCAGTTGCCTATCTGTCAGGCTTTCGAGCCAAAGACTGAACGCAGCAGTCATGTTCAGGGTGTTCATGAGCATGATTGTATGCTGGCGGATACGCACTGACAAGCGCCCTACCAAAAAACGCACAACTCTACGATTTTGTCTGGCTAAGGTAAGCGGCATTGTGACACCCGAGCAGCGAGCCACCGCCATGTCCAGTGCATTTTCCAAACCCAAAACGCCCAAAATCCCCGACCCGCCGCCGCCGCCCGCACCGCCCGAACAGCTCGATGGGGTAGTCGCAGGCGAAAACGAAGCAGCCCGCTTGCGCAAAAAACGCGGCACCGCCAGTACCGTGCTGGCAGGCGATGCGCAAGCGGGCAGCGGGTCGATTGCCAAGAAAACCCTGCTGGGCGCGTAGGCTGCCATGCGCAATGAAGACGCCGATCTGGTGCGCGACATCCTCGCCGAGCACGAAGCGTTAAAACGCGCCCGTCAATCGTTCGAGGCGCAGTGGGACGAGGTAATCGAACTGGCGCTGCCGCGCTACCGCAAATTCTCGCAAAGCAGCATCCACAACCCGGGCGATAAACGCACGCAACGCCTATTTGACGCCACGCCCATGCTGGCGCTGCGCCATTTTGCGGCGGCGATGGATTCCATGATTACCCCACGCACGCAAAAGTGGCACAAGCTCACCGTGGCCGACGAAGCATTGCGCGAAGACGACACCGTTAAAGCGTATCTGGAACGGGTCACGGACGCGCTGTTTACCCACCGCTACCAGTGGCGGGCCAATTTTGCCGCGCAGTGTGGCGAGACCTATTTTGGCCACGGCGCGTTTGGTGCCGGGGCGCTGATGGTCGATGACGACCTGGGGCGTGGCATCCGCTACCGCAACGTAAGGTTAAACCGCCTGTGGTTTGCCGAGGACGCCTACGGTGTGGTGGACACCGCGCACATCACCTGGACGCTCACCGCTCGCCAGTGTGCGCAAAAGTGGGGAGCCAACAAGCTGCCGCTGCCGATACGCAACGCGCTGGACAATCATGACGCCCAGCGCCCGTTTGAATTCCTGCACGCCATTCGCCCGCGCGTAAACCGCGAACACGGCAAGCTAGACAATCTGAACCTGCCGGTGCAATCGGTGTGGATAGCCATTGACGCCGGACACGACATTATCGAGCACGGCGGCTATCGCGTCTTTCCGGTGGCCATTGGCCGGTTTTACGCGGCGGACGATTCGGCCTACGGCTATTCGCCCGGCATGGAGGCGCTGGCCGACACGCGCATGCTGCAAACGATGGAGCAGACCAACATCCGCGCCGCGCAAAAAACCGTAGACCCGCCGCTGCTGCTGGCCGACGATGGCGCGCTGGAAGCGTTCGATTTACGCGCCGGTTCCATCAACTACGGCTACCTGGACCAGCAAGGCCAGCCCCTGGCCCGCCCGCTGGACTTTGGCAAGAACGTGCCGCTCGGACTGGAATACGCCAACCAGAAAAGGGAAGCGGTCAACCTGGCGTTTTACGTCACGCTATTCCAGATTCTGGTGGACAACCCGCAGATGACGGCTACTGAAGTCTTGCAGCGGGCGCAGGAAAAAGGCGTGCTCTTGGGGCCGACGATGGGGCGGGTGCAGTCCGAACAACTGGGTGCGTTGATTACCCGCGAAATCGACATCCTGGCCCATGCTGGCGTCTTGCCCGAGCCGCCGCCCGCGCTGGTGGAGGCGGGCGGCGAAATCGACATCGAATACGACAGCCCCTTGAATCAGGCCATGAAAGCTGAAGACGGTGCCAATGTGCTGCGCTGGGTACAGGCGTGTGCGCCCTTTATCCAGGCCGACCCGCAGGCAGCGCAGGTCATGCACACGCAAAACATCGTGCGCGGGCTGGCCGATACGTTCGGCGTCAAACACAACTTTGTCCGCTCCGAGGACGACATGGCCGCGCTTGAGCAACAACAGCAAGAAGCGCAACAGGCCGAACAGTTGCTGGCGGCGGCTCCTGTCGCTGCGGGCGCGGCCAAAGACTTGAGCCAGGCGGCGATGAACGTCGGGGCAGCACCGATATGAAAACGCGAGCCGTCCAAGCCCTTGCCCGCATGCGCCTGTTGTGGAACCGGCGCGCAGCCTACCGCGCCTGCTTTTGGGATGAGGCCGGGCAATTAACCCCTGCCGGGGCCGACGTGCTGGCCGATCTGGCGCGCTTTGCCAGTGCGCAAAGCACCACCGCGCGGCGCTCCGCTATTACCGGTGCGGTCGATGCGCACGCAACGATGCTCGCCGAAGGGCGCCGCCAACTCTTTACCCGCATCACCCAACAATTAAACGTTACCGAAGCCCAAATTTACCAACTCATGGAGCGCGAACATGACCACCGCCAATAATCCGGCTGATCCGGCAGCCCCCGTAAATCCCGCTGCGCCCGCTGCGCCGCCCGCAGGCGATCCGCCGCCCGCCGCCGCCGCC